GGGTTTAATGTACCATATGGACATCCTAAAACTACACCAGTAATAATTTCAGGTGAAGAACTTACACGTGTCAGTAAACTAATTAAGAAGGTTCAATTTAGGCAATGTGATTTTAGAGAAGCATTCAAAAACATGAACAAGGGAGATTTCGTCTATTTAGACCCACCTTATGCACCAGAAACAAAAACCTCTTTTGTGGGATACACGAAAGACGGATTCGGGGTAAAAGACCATGAAGAACTCTTTGATTTGACCAAGAATTCAGGTGTAGATTTTGTTATGAGTAATGCGAATGTGAATATGGTCACGAATTCATTTGTAGATTACACTATCAAGGAACTAAAGGCTCGACGAGCTATAAACAGTAAAAACCCCGAATCTACGACGACTGAAGTACTTGTGCAGTCATCCACTCGAAAATAGATTCTTCATCAACTCCATAATGAGCTGGATATATTGTCCACTTATTGACATTTTTTTGAATATGAATCTTCCACGTCGAACCAACTTGTTTTGCGAAAAATACCGGTATACCGTATTCTTCGTTAAATTTAATAGGAATTTGATACTTTCTTTGGCGTCCGAACCACCATTCGTTGACGATGAACATCATATAAATATTATCAACGGTGGGGTAGAGTTGTTTGTATTCTGTGAGGAGACATGGACCCGCACGAAGTTTCTCATCAACTGAACCGGATACAATTTGATGTTTGCATTCGATGATGAAAACAGTTTTCTTATCTTCACTCACAAATGCGCCGTCGGGCTTCTTCTTATGCTCCCATTGTGGATCTTTGAGTTCCTTCATATGCTCTACGAAAGTATCCTGATCGATGTATTCGAACACTTTACCACCGATGACACGCGTCCCAGTGGGTCTGAAACATTCCTCGAAAGGTTTTCCACTTGCATTAGTGTTCGCACCACCTGAGCCACCAGTCTTCATTATGGAATGATTAGATTGATTTCTTCTGTTTTGATCGGTTCACTAAGGTGCCAATTAAACAAGTAGTAGTATACATATCCATTCCCTTTCATAAATTTATGTTTTTCAAGTGTATTTATATTTACACCAACTTCGGCACTATTAAATACATGATACCCTAAATTTTTAGCAATAAGAAAGGCGTCATTGTACACATCACCAACCATGAAGTATCTATACACCTGTTTAACAACACCTGAACCATCCGAGCGTTCATATGGAATTTCGTAAAATGAAATGAAATCATCGCTCGTATCATTCACATACGAGTGTATTGGTAATACCCTTTTTTTCACATACTGTTCATCGATAATGTGTGTAATTTTAAATTTTTTAGAATATTCCTGTAGAATTCGAGTCACTTTAGGAATATCTTCGGTAGTCATGTTTCGCCACAGATGTTTACATGGTCCGCGAACTTCATAAAATTTCTCACTGAATCTATGTGTTTGGTGAAAACCAATTTGTACAAGATGTTGAACGTCTAAAAACCTGTGCCAGTAACACGATTTGGTTATGGGTGTCGGTATTTTAGTATGTGCGGTGTAAATAGCTTGCCAAATACCATTCTTATTTGCACGCCTCTTAATTTCTGTTATTAAAATGGGGGCAAGTCCGACGGTTCGATATGATGGATGTACACAAAGATAATCTATCTGTGTCATCTTCAATTGTTCATTTTCAACTCGTGAATCTATTGGTGTACTCGCAATATACCCAATAAGTTCATTTGTATATTTTTTACGAACAGCTATACTATCATCTATCGACCATTTAAGAATCTCTGGAGTGTAGCATAATTTGAATTTATTTGTTTCAACATAGTATTCTTTTAAAAACGTATGCGCTTCTTTGAGACTACACGATGACCACACGAATTCATCTGGAAGTTTTGTAGTCTTTTTTGAAACGTCGCGTGTTTTATCGATTTCACCTGGTGTGGTATCGTCTCGGGGAACAGGTTGTTTATCCCAATACTTATGCATGATATGTATATGTGCAATTATACTTTTAAGCTAGGCTTAAAGTTTAGAATCCTTAGATAGATATAATGTCTCTCGAAACCGATTACACTACTGTACCTGGACAAGCGTTTGCCTGTCTCTCTATTGTTGGACCCGAATGTCCTCAGAAGAATGAAAAGTTTGGTATTAAGATCCGTGGTGCTTTCGCTACCCGTGACGAGGCTGCCAATCACGCTAAGCGTCTCCAAAAGGAGGATGGCACGTTTGATATTTATGTTGTAGACCTCTACAAATGGTTGTTGATTCCTCCCGACTCTGACAAGATTGAGGATGTGCATTACAGTAATGAAAAACTTGAAGAGATCATGTCTGGCTACAAGGAGAACCAATCACAGGCGGCTCGTATGTTCAGTGAACGCAAACAGGGTATGTCGCAAATCAAGAGTAATTTCTCAGCTGGTGATGAGAACTCTCAGTTTTACAACAAGCCAGATGAGGCTCCCATTTCTCACCCCGCGGAGGTTCTTGAGCGTCTCAAGAAGGAAAAGCCGGATACCCCTATGGAGGAACTTGTAAAGCAAGCTGACGCGGTTGTCGCTGAGGAGATGAAGGAACGCCAGAGGAAGCGAGAGGAAGAAGCTGCCTCCACAGATGCTAAGTTGGAGGAAGTCAAGGAGGAGGGAGAGCCTGAAGTTTCATCCGCGTAAATAATATTCATATACATTAAATAAACATGCTTCGTCTAATTATAACTATATTGTTAGTCGGGGCATTCTTTATTTTGTTTTTTAAACCAAAATACAATTTAAAAAACAAAACAAGTTCTAACTCAGAGGCTGTTGAGGCTGAAGCTTCAACAACTGATGGATTTGTCGAGGATACTCAACGGGGTCCTATTCTTTTTGGACGGGATGGCATTCCTCCCAGGTATGGTGATATCGGTACATTTGTTGCTTATGCATCTGTTTCAGAAGACCATTGGTTAAGTGGATTTCCGCAAAAGGGTGTTAATAATGACATGTACGAGGATACTGATACAAAACTTTCGACTCGTATAAGAGACCTTAGTAAGTGATTAGGTGTATCTGAGGATAACAGGTTGCATAGTTTTACCCATGAAAAAACCTAAAAGAAACACTGCAAATGCAATGATCCATGTAGATTTATCAACATCGGTAAAAGGGTCAAATTTTCCTGTTTGGGGTTGTTGTTGGGGATAATTCATTTCACTGGGATGATAATAATATGGTTGGTCTTGTACCAACTCTTCAGTATTATCTTCATTCTTCTCCTGAATTAAAGGGTCCATGTTTGGGCTATACTCAATGGGATTACCGATATCAGTTTCCATTTCTAATATAGTTGCTGTTTTTTTTAAGCTGATTCTTCCTCACTCTCACTTTCACTTTCACTCGCATCTTCGTCATCCACTACAAAATCTTGGAGATTACCATTGTCATCTGCATCTTCGTCATCACTTTCATTCTCTGAATTACACTCATCTTCGGTGTCTATAATTGACTCACCGTCTGTGTCTTCATGTTCATCTGTAGCGTAATCGTCATCTAAAACAGTTTCTATAGGTACATAAAGAGCTGGTTTCTTTATAACCCTACCAAATCGTGAACGAGTACTAGCTACCATTTACTTACTTTAAGTGCCGTTCTGTTTAAGTATCTTTAGGGAACAACTTATTGGTTATTTTAGAGGGTAAAATATGTTCTCTAGCCTTACTCTTCTTGCATACCGGGCATTTCTGTTTTATTTTGTTTTTCCTGATATCATAGGACATAGTCTTGTTTTCATGTTCACCTGAGATAGTTTCACAGTATTTAGAAGTTGTCATTACCAAAAAGGTGTTATTCTTATCATTTCGAGTTATATTCGCTATACGGGTGTCACCCTCTGTTTTCATATTGGTGTTAATATAGTTTTCAAGGTCTGGTTTTACTTCCATCCGTTTAATTGGTGGCTTTTCGTCAAACTTTTTGATTTCTGGGCATTTACTGATATCCTCCTTTTTAGGGTAAAGTTTTTCAACGATATCACTCGTTAATTGGTGTCTTCTACCACAAAAATCTTTACAGAAACCATCACGACGCTCCCTGATGGTTTCACATCGACAGAAACACTTTTGAAGAATCATTTTTCCACTGATGATAAACCATACATGATTAGAACCATGACTTCGTTTTAAATTTTCACAGTATTTGGAGGTTGTTCCAACTAAAAATGTATCCTTCATTTTGAAAATTTTATTAATATAGGCATCACCTTGTCCCTCCATGTGTTTACGAACGAACGTTTCGATACGATTCTTTAGTTCCTCATCATATATTTCATCTTTTGTCTCATCTTCTGAAAAGGAACCCTCTTTGACTTTGATAGTTACTGAAGGTGGTTCAATTGATACAGTTGCGGGTTGGTCTGTTCGCACCGCCGACATTTTAAGAATTTTAACCGTTGGTTCCTGACTTATTCTCATGAGTGTACACAAAGGTTCTCGGGTGTAAATGAAAATTGGTAGGTACGCCAATTGGTCTACTTTACCATGTTCACACCCTGTACAACCCTTACCATTACATGCTTCATGTTTTGCCCGTTTATAAGACCATGGCATCCTGAAGCCACTCCCTTTTGCCTTTCTAATAAGACTTCCATACACCGAGGCGTCTATAATTTCATTCCAATCTGTATCACCTTTGAATTTAGAAAGAGACACAAGAATATGTTCACGAAGTGCAATCGCTGAACCCTGGCCTACCACAAAACCTGGCCAATTCAGATGGACACCAGTTTTTATTAGGTTGCCTGATTTCTTTGGTGGTGATAGAGAAACTAAACATTCTTTACCACCATGAATCTTGACCGTCTCACAAATATTTTTAGATATAGCGTGGATTTCGTCAATACCTAGGGGATCGACATCTTTGTAGTCGATATCAACGAAAAAGTTATAGGTCTCACTCTTCTGTTCGACAACGTAAATCTTCTCACCAGATTTTACAGACTCTATATACTTATCGTAAAATTCATTCAATCTATCAAATGGCACTGAGAGTTTACCCCCGTCCATGAGCACATGTGATAGATTGGTAGCATTATTGAATTTCTGGGAAACGTACCAATTCTTAAACATACCTTATTCTTGTTCTTCATCTCTAAACCACTTCATACACGACACATTCTGGTATTCTTGAGTTTGAGAAAGTTCTTTTTTAAAAGTGAGCAGTTCGTAAACCGTCTTATTTTCATTATCTTTGACCCACTGTTGAATCTCCTGTTCACACAGTCCCCTATTCTTGTCAAGTAATTCACCAATCTGTCTTAAAATAAAAGCCTTGGACTTCATTATTTAATACAGAAGGTTTTTCTATTGTGAGAACTTACACATGCATAGAATTGAGGATTATTGATAACATTATCAATAATTAGTTTCCATCGTTTACGTGTGTTAAATTCTTCGAGAGTATCATAACTCATGTAGTCGTTTTCATCGTGTGTTTTACGGATAGGTTGATTGTTCATTTTTTTGATTTGTGTTTTATGCTTTTCTTCATAAAATTTACGAATTTGTGTCTGTTGTTCAGCCCTATTGTAGTTGACGAAAAATATGAATACATTATATTCTAGGTCAACTGTCGGACTCTCTTTGTGTATAAACTTAAACTCTGTGTATTCACCCTGTTTTAATGAGACCACACCCCGGGTCTCTTCTTCTAATTCTCTCAAGGCACATCTTAGAGGATTGTAAATCTCTCTTCGTCTACATCCACCTGTAACGAAAATCCAATCTTTAAATCTCCAATCTCTTACCGTGAGAAACCTTGGCTTCCCGTCGATAAAACTAACCGGTACTGCGATTGCCTTGTACTTCTTCATTGCGCATTCGCAAGTTATAATAAGGGGATATGATTATTCCTCGGATTTCTCATCGACCTCTTCGACACTTTCAAGCTTCTTTTCTGGTACAGGAACTGGTACCGATTCAACAACGGGTTCTGGGGGTGGGGCAAGATGTCGGACGACCTGGGCTGAGAAAGTCTTGAAATTATCAATATCCTGCTTAGCCTTGTTCAACTCTTTAAACAGGAAAATTATACCAATTGCGCAAACAATCGCTGCGACAATGAATACGGTGTCTTTGTTCACGGGGACCATTTATAAAAGAAAATGTCATTTTCTTTTTAAGCTTTCTACATCACGACACCCATTTTGGTTTTACCAACGGTGGGGCATTCGTACGGGCTCTGGGCAAATTGAACGGCTTCGTAATGCGTATTTTCACACGATTTGCTTGTTGGTTGCGTGGGCTGACCAACAAACTTTTCGAGTGTCCTGGAGTTAGGATCGTACGTCAATACAAAAACGATGGCAAGGAGAAATACTACTGTCCAAAACATCTTTTAATAAATGCGGAGAAGATTTAGTTCGAGTAAAGAAGACCACCCATACCATTTTCAATGCGAAGCACATTGTAGTTTACGGCATAGAGGTTGTCGTCTGAGTCTTTGGTATCGTTGATGATACGAGCCGAATCAAGACGGGAGAAGTTCAGAGAACCAGTGGGCTGGAGTTTACCAGCATCAAGGCAGAATGGGTAGAAGAATAGAGTCTTGGCTGTTCCCAGGGATGCGTTAGCGGTATGGTAATACGAAGTTACGGTGGAGAAGTTGGGATCAGCAAATTTGTAATCGGCAACATCGGTACCATTGATTTGAAGCTTGAGCTTGTTGTTATCATGGAGAATCTCCAAAGCAGCCGCCTTACCAGCGGCGATGTACTTCACGGGGTGGTTGAAGTTGAGCTCCTGGATCTTGGAAGTGGAGGCAACCGCCTTCTGCACCTGGGTGATGAGCATGTTCTGGGGCTGACCAGCGAACACTTCACGTTCCTCAGTGTCAAGGTAGGCGTAGTTGGTGAAAACATCCCACTTGTCAGTAGCCGCCGCGGAGCCCCAAGTGATACGGAGCTCAACATCGTGGTACTGGAGGGAGATGAGAGGGATGGCGGTCTGCCAGTTTTCACAGAAAGCAAACCTGAGGGGGTAGAACCTGTAGGATGTACCACCGTTGGCCAGATCAGCCGAAGGTGATTTGGAAGCACTGGTCGCAGAAAGACGGGGTGCAACCAGGGTAGAGTAGGTGGAATCCTGTTCATCAATCACCTGACCACCGACGAGGAGTTCAACCTTGGCAATTTTTGTCAACCAATCGGCTTGACTGTAAGGCATGGTCTTGACACCATTATTGGGTACGAGATAGACATACCCGAGCATATCACCCTTGCGCTCGAAACGGACAGTGGACATACCACCATTCGCGACATTGCCTTGGATGACCTGACGCTCGACAGTTTGGGAAAAGTTTGTATGACGTTTGTAAGTGCTCCTGAAAAAGCTTACTTCGGGCTGACCAACAAGGTGGACATCCTGGGCACCGACAGCAACGAGTTGGGCAATACCGCCAGACATTTTATAATATAGTGAGACTTTATTTTTAAGCTTCGAAGACTTACAAACTGGGATACAATTTGGAAGAAATGAGGACGACTTCTACGAAGTCGGGACTTAGATAGAATCGGTGCAGGTCTTCATAGTTTTAAGTTTATTGTAAAGGAGTTCATAGATGTTCCCGGTAGCAGGTGTTTTAGATTCAATTTCGACTCGGATATTCCCAATGTCTCTA